ACCCCGTGGAAGTATAAATATCCATCCGTAATAAAACGCCCCGCTTGCGTCAATTGTGCCTTGGCCTGTTTCTTTTACGTTGACCTCTATACAACCATGTTCTTGTTTATTGTCGGTCCCCTCAAAGTCAGTCAAATAACCGTCATCAGCTTCGAATGTCTGTGTCCATTCAACAGTAATTTCCCGTTTAGCTCCCCTGTGCAGTTGCCCCTTGCAATTGACATCATCGGAATTGGAAGCATCATATCCACGGTCGTTCCTGAAGCTGTTATTGACGGTAATAGTTGGGCCACCTACCACATCAGCCTTAATATTGTCAGGGGTAGCCGCTGAAATGTTTTCAGAAGCTTGGGCCGGGGTAGCGGCAATATCAACGTTAGCAGCCGTTTCATACCAGACAGAAGTGTTCCCATAGAGGATAGGTTCCTCGCTGATTTCTGATGGAAAACTTGCAGCGTTTGAAGCAACTCTTGTACCAATAACGTCAACCGTAGCACTCCAATAATCATCAGCCCTTGACACAGTAAGCGTGTTAATAACACACCCCGTCAGAAGCCTTTGCAATCCAGCGTCCTTGATAACCATACTGAACGTAGGCACGACAGCGGTACTGATGAGCGAGGCCTTATGCCTGTAAGCTGCGTAGGCTCCGTCCTGTGTGGCGGCTGAAGCCCCTAAAGCATAGGCAAACAGAAAGGCTAGATCGTTGGGGCGTAAGAACGGGAAGGTTAGGCCGACTGTATAGTCTTTTCTAGTTACATATCCTTCTGATCCAAACTCTGATCCCTCACCAACGCCGTCCCTTCGGGCATGAGCATAATTGATCTGTCCGCCCTCAAACTCTACCAACGATGCGAAGTTGGTGTCGTTAACTGTTTCAGCGGTATCAAATGTTGACTCAGAGGTAAAGCATGATACCGCCACCTGTTTGTCGTGTACGAATTGTAAAGCCATTATTCTTGTACCTCCGTATTTTCTTCTGGTTCTTTCTTAACCCGTTTGGGTTTCTCCATTTCAAAGCAATCATAATTGCCTGATACAATATATTTATTACCCTTAACAACTGTGGCCTTTTCCCCGCCACACCTTAGGGTCTTGGTTATTGTGGCCTCTGCCACTCTCTCATCGGGGGCCAAATCTTTGGCCCGTTCCTCTGTATATTTCCTAATCATTGTCCTTACCTCTTTGTGGCAGTTTTGTCATTAGTTGACTTTTTCCCTTTATTATGCTATACTTATAATAGGGGTAGGCGGCTGTTCTTTGAAAATTTAATAGGGGGTTAATCATGGGTATACCTACCGCTCCGCTTGGCACTAAGTTCCAATATAAAAACTTTACCCTTGAAGTGCTTAAAAAATGTGATTGTAACCATTCGGTTTTGGGTGCTTGGTTTTGCATCCCATGTAAAACCTTTCATTTCGATGCCACCCTAAGGGATAGACACCACGCCTTATATCCAGATCATAAACATATATGGTGGTGTGAATACCACGGGCCGCAAGTTCCATAATTAATAACAGCCGCTTACTCCTACGGTGTGCCCTCCGCATAATGAATATCCAGTTCAAAAGTAATTTCACAAACAGGATGATTTGATTCACGTTGAAATTCTGTAACTCCATTTATATATCTTAATGTGGTAACGGCCCCGCCAAGTGTTTTATCAGAATACATGGCGGTTTCTATGTCAGCCCACAATTTAGTAACATCGCTCATTTGCCTGTAATGCTTGCCGTCCATTATGCCCCGTATGGTTACGGTGGCCCTGCGGAACAGCTTAGAGGTGCTGAACCGTTCCACCTCATCGTTAACAGATAACACATAAACCCTTGGGCGTGTCCCTGTCACCTGGTCTGTAACCTCTGGCCCGATATATTCTGTTGAGCCTAGATCATAGTTGTATCCGCTACCGGTTTTAATCAACGCTATGGCTGTTTCTACGCCAGCTATAGCGGCATTAATTTCATTTGCCACGCAGTATCCCCTTCCATGCCCGTTGTATGTCGGCTTGTATTACTTTCTTTTTTTCCTGGAAGCTTGGCCCCAGAAACGGACGTTTCGGTATCTTGACCTTTCTGCCCCTGCCTGCCCTTCCTCCGAATTCATGGATACGGGCATAAACAACGTTCGTGCCGATCTCTCCTATAACCTTTTTGCCCGTTCTGCGGGTGTCTACTAGGATACTGGCCCTTAACCTGCCCGTCCGTACCCATAACGGATTCCCGCCCGTTAAACGGCGTTTAGTGGGGCCAACTACCCTGTTCAATGCTTTTGCTACAGCTTGCCTAAGTTCATCTCCCCCGACTTTGCCTGTTAATTTATCTTGTATTCTTTTATATTTTCTTTCCCATTTTTGAACGCCCTTGACCTTAATACGCATAACCCAAAAACTCCTGCCAGAAACGCTACGGGCGTACCTGTCTTAGATTCTGTGGGGGTGCAGGGCGAATAGGGCCGAAAGGGACGTTGATTTCTCCGTCATAATCTGACTCGTTGTCCTTATCATCGTAGGCTGTCACATTAAAATATATCCTTGCATCTTCTACAGGCCCAATGTCTAGGGTGTATCTGGTAACGTTCCCTACATCTTGTGTGTTGGTATAGTTATCAGGGGCAAGCCCCCAATATAGTATATAACCGGCCAGGTCAGTCAACGGTGTACCGTCCTCGTTGGTTGTTGGTGCATCCCACGCAAGGGTAACTGTGGCAGCGTCTACGACACAGGCCATACCAACCAAGAAAAAAGCGAACACAAACAGAGTAATCACAGACTTCATATTGACCCCCTTTAAATTGTCCATCGTTTATACCGTTCCAAAATGTGTTTAGTATGCAGGGGTATCCCATGTTCAAACTCGTAGGATAGCGACCCGCCGTTTACGGTCTTGCTTAACGTACCTAACCTACCGCTTTTGCCTTGATGGTAAAAGTATGCAGCCACTTCTAGGGCAGCATTATATAGATCAGCAGGCAAGGCAGCGTACCCGGTCGTTGCGACCACTTGATAATTCTGGACTCCATAATCCCAGATTCCCAGAATACCGGAAACAGCCGACCCGCTGGCAATAGCGATAATATGGTTTTTAGATTCATTTGGCCCACCAATATTCCCGATAATGTAGTAGTCACTATCAACCAGTTCCGTAGCTACTACGCTACCGCCTGTGGCTGAGAAATGTCTTGGGAAATGTGAGCATGGCCCATAGATAGAGGTAACAGTTGTGATCGGCCAATCAGGCAAAAACATTCTTCCTGTTCCTGTTCCGTTAACAACATAGGTGCGGCTGCTGCTATCAAATCTGCGTTGACAATAAGTTTCTACATAGTCACCGGCCCTGTTTGAACAGTTACCAAGGAAAGCGTCATCGCCCGTGTCTGCACTTGGTATCTGTAAAAATTCTTTAAGGTCAGCGGTTGTCGGGGCAATATCGCTTGAGGTTGCCGCTGTCGTTTGGCTGGGGTCATATTCGCCCCTGCCCGCTAGGTTGGAATTGGAGTCTAACGCCCACCAGAAACAGGGTGCATCAGGGGCCGTGTCAGAATGGTATTCGCTGTATCCCGTAGCCAACCCGGATGCTTCGGTCATGTTGACTGTTGCACTACCCGCTTGCCAAGCGGAGCCTGTCCAATAATAGTTATCGGATTTTCGCCGTATTGTGAGGGCTATTGTTTCGCCAGGACTCCAGACAATACTAAAGTTTTTTGTCGCCATGAGTTATTACCTTCTACAAGCCTGCTATAGTTTTAATGATCTGTTCAAGGTATAGATTACCGTTAGCAGACCCCCCGTAGTTACCTGTATAAAAAAGTTCCTGTGCAATCTTGGTAGCGGGATTTTCCTGATACGCAGGGGGAAGTTCAAGCATCATCCCGTTTTCGTCATCCCTGGCTACGTTTTCCCCATTGAAAGCGATGTCCCTGTTAGAGATGGAAGCCGTCCGTGTAGTCACATACTCGAACGTACCAGCATTGTCATACCCGAAATGTAGCTCAATCTCTATCCACAGTTCAGGATAGGTCACTATCCGTAACCTGGAAAATCTGTATCTATCAATATCCGCTCTCACTTCTGGACTTGTTAGCGTGGTTTCCCCAAATGTTGCACAAGGGATCAACATAGCAAACAAGGCCAACATTAAAACGATTTTTTTCACGACCTGACCTCCTAATTAATCAGGATTCCATCCCTCAATAAGTGTAACAAAATCCAAGTTTGCTGCATCAGCATCATCTGCACTACCGGGGTCTTGTGTCATAACATTGTTGTCTGTACCCCACCAGTAACATTGCCAGCCTGATTGCCATTGATAACATTCTCTTGTTGCATAATACATATTGATAAGAAGGGCATCGTCTGTGTCAAACGAAAAGGTTGTTTCATCAGAAACCAATGGCGTTGTTCCAAGGGTCCATGAATCACTCCCGCTACGCTGTAACCTTGTCGGGGTAGCTGTGCAGCCGGTCGTTGTATCTTGTATACAAACCGAAGCTTCAAAGGTCTGGTCCCCGGTACATCCGTCAAACGTGACCCGGATCTTTGTCCAAGGCCCACCAGCACCGGTCATGGCTGCTGTAATAACATTCCTGGATGACCCCACAAAGGCGTAGGCTGCCCCGTCCGCTGCACCTGTATCTACGTTTTCCCATTCACCAGACGGAGCCGCTTCTTCCGCATCGCTATGAATGAAAAAGGCTATCTGATCCCATTCACCAAACGCAACTGATGGAACCAAGAAAAACAACAGTATGACTGATAAAGTTAATCGTTTCATTAATCCACCGTATAGTAAAAGGTTACACCAAGGATTGTGGGGCTTGAAGCCTCTGTCCCGATTCTCGCTGAAATCCAATCGTTAGCGTCAATTGTCCCGTTGGTAAGTGTGCCGTCATCTTCTGCACCGTTACTATCACAAGTAATTGTGCTGTCTACTACTGTGCCGCCATCGTATGCTGTCGCTGTGCCTTCCTCAAGTTCCATGATAACGGTCCCGGTATCTGTTATACAATGGATGTCCGTGATCGTAATAGCTACCTGTGTTTTTACCAGCGGATAGGTCTGAGTTGTGAGAGCAGTCCCGGTAATTGTGAATGAATCCATCGGAGGCGGAGATTCAAGGTTGGCTCTGGCTGCTGCCGCCGTACTGGCCCCCGTTCCACCTGCGGCTACAGCTACGTCAGTAGCACTCCAAGTTCCTGTGGCAACAGTACCAAGGGTAGTTATATTGGTTGACCCGTTGAACCCGTCCTCTAACCCGTCAGGTGTTACTGCTCTTGTGGCATCCGTGCCTGTCGTGGTTTCTGCTGTGGTAGCCAATTCAACAACACCGGGGTTGGTAGCGTTTGCTGTTTCAGCCGTTACCGTGATAGACGCTGCCCCGTTCGTGATATCAATACCATTACCCGCTGTAATAGTCGCAAGCTGCGGATCAGTAGTCCCGTCACCTATCGGGATTTGTCCGTTGGTGGCAACACCCAAAGCTGTGACGGCTCCCGTACCTGATCCCAACAGGATACCACCGTCCGTAAGTGTGCCAACACCCGTACCGCCGTGTTCCACGCCTACATCGGTGGCTTCCCATGTGCCAGTTGCAATAGTACCCAATGTAGTTACAAATGCAGATCCTTCCCAATCCTCTAAAGCATCAGGACTAACAGCCCTAGTAGCATCAGTACCAGTATTTGTTTCAGCCCCCGTAGCAATTTCAATAACACCCGCATTAGTAGTGCTGGCTGTTTCACCAGCAATACTTACAGTATTTGTTGCTGCAACTCCAATAACATCAATTCCAGTACCTTCAGTAAGGTTAAGAGTACCGGAGTTGAAATCACTCCATGTTAAAACTACATTTGTGCCTTGTGTGGCATCTATTGTAAGCTGTACCTCGCCTTCTGTAACAGCAGTAGCTGGTAACGCACCCGCATCAACTGATCCCCCGGAACCTACGGTGATAGTGTCGCTTACCTCGTTATCAGCCCAAGGATTGGCGGTGTTAACCAGATTCTCTGCGATTGTTCCATCAGCGATATCGGTCAGCGTTGCTTCCAATGGTTGCAAACTCAATTCGGCTGGTGTTTGCCATGAAAAGTTTGCCCCCGTAGTATCAAATGTTAGGATATCGTTATCAACCGGGGCTTCGTCTGCGTTAAGATCAGCTTCGATAATAACTGCGGCGTTGAGGTTGGCTGTTACAACGTTGCTTGTATCAACGAAGTCAATGTCTCCGCCACTCTGGAAGTCTGGATCAACAACCGCAACTGAATCAATTTCGATGCTGTCGCCAGCACCACCGCCAGTATCCATGTCAGTCAGCACATTATCTTGACACTTCTTAAATTTGCCCTCTGAATCATCATAGTAAAGACCGCCACCTGTTGCGGAGAACGTAGAACAATCAGTTAAACTATCGCCCGCTGTAAACTCAACACCAAGATCGTCTACTGTAGCTTCACCCGTGAGAGTCCCGCCAGCGAGAGGAAGATAATTGCTTGCCGTAATGTCGTCAGCTACTTCGTTATCGGCCCACGGATTGGCGGTGTTGACAAAGTTACCCGTCAACGTTCCATCAGCAAGGTCCGTCAATTGGGCATCAAGTGGTTGTGCATAGCTTGCCAAAGCATCAGTCAATCCGTCAGGCGTTACTGCACGTGTGGCATCGGTTCCAGTTATGGTTTCCGTAGTAGTAGCCAGTTCGACCTTACCGGTAGCGGAAAGGGTGGCTGCGGTCCATTCACTATCCCTCATAATGGTGGCAGCTATCCCGGCATCATCTACAGTCAGATTATTAGCTACCTCATTGTCGGCCCATGGGTTTCCAGTATTAACCAGATTCTCAGCTATTGTCCCGTCTGATATATCTTCAAGCGTATCATCAAGATCAATGGTGATAGTGTCAGGGTTACTGCCTACCGTGCTTATGCCCGTACCGCCCGTTACTATAAGTGTATCCCCCGTAGTGTCTGCGGTGGCATCTGTGCCAGTATCAGCGTCTATTGTCTGGAATATGTAACCGCTTCCCCCGCCACCTGTTGCATCGTTTCCAGGTTCCCATTGTGAACCAGACCATTTGATAACTTGGTTTGCAGAGGCTCCGGCTTGATTAAGGGCGGTGAGGGATACGCTCCCAGAATTGCCTACCGTGATAGTATCTGAAATCTCGCTATCCGCTAAATCGGTAGCAAGAGTTAATACTCCGGCTGAACTGATCTGTGTGGTACTTCCAAATTCTACTGTGCTGGAAAATGCTCCGTCACCTGTCACATCAAGAACAGCAGTAGGGTTAACGTTCGCTACGCCAAGTGTCCCGTTCTCAATCGTGATACCGTGGACAGCGTTGGTTGGGAAAACCCCGTTACCCGTACCGTCCGAAGTATAGAAGTCAAAAGCGTTATCTGGCCCGCTCGCTGAGTTGTGTCTGGTGCGTAGCCAATGCTTATAGGTGTTGGTTCCTTGATAGGTAAACTGAACAGACGGTGTATCTGATCCCCCTGAAGTCTGACCACCATAGATGCGTAAATTATAGTCGTTATGATCCTCTGCCAGGATCAGGGTCTTATCCAGCGTAAGGGATTCATCTGCAAGCGTTGCATCTGCCAAGTCAGTTAATGTTGCATCGAGTGGCTGGTATGCCGCATCCCCTTCCGTGGCTGTCAGTAAATCAGAATGTACTTCATTTACGGCCCAAGGATTGGCGGTATTAACAAGGTTCTCCGCTATCGTGCCATCAGCTATATCTGTTAATGTTGCTTCAAGGGGTTGATACGCCGCAGCACCTTCCGCTGTAGTCAGATATTGGGCGTGGTCATCATCTGCTAGGCCCGTTAAGGCTCCGTGATCTGATACCCCGCCACCGCCTGTAACAGTTGAACAGATCCACGCTGAACCTGCTGTGCTGTAGATAAGTGAATCATCGTTAACACAGGTGATAGCAAATCCGCCTGCTGTGGTGTCTATAACGTCATCGCTGTTAGAATCATAAACGGTTTTGGTCATATCGCCCGCACCCGCCGATGAACAATAGAAAGCATCGGTGGTTGTGTTATAGCTCACTACCAACCCAGCGGTAAGACACATTGATGAAACAGCAAGGCTGTTAAGGGTAGCATCGCCCGTGGAATCAATAACCGCACCACCCACGCTTACGCCTAATGCGGGATTAACAGGCTCTATAAGTGTTGGCCCTTGTTTCCATACGGGTATACCTACCCCTGCCCCGCCTGGGGGTGGGGCGTAGGCTTTACCCGCTGTTACTAACAAAAGTAAGGTAGCGAGTATTGCTGTTTTCTTCATAATTATCTGTCCTCTGACCCTCTGACCATTTTGTCTACGGGTGTGTCTTTGATTTCCCTTTCCTCTACCTTTTCATCAAAAGCTTCTTCAACAAGCCCGTAGGCTTTCCAGCTTTCAAAGATTGCCCTGCTAGGGGCAAAAGTTTCCGTCCCTGGAATCATGTTGTTAAAGCGTTTCACCACAACACACTTCACTTTAGCCATTTCCGCTACCTCCCTTAATGGGGTAATGAGTAACAAATATTACCCTGATTGAGTAATAGTATTACTCATATCCTCCGATGATATGAAAGAACACAAATTGAGTAATATTATTACTCGTATCCACCTGTCATATAGTGGAACGTGCCACCTGTACCGTTGATAATAGCGGCAAGCGGCTTAATCCTGGTGTCGCCTTGTACCAATCTACCTTCCAGGTTCAGCCGTGTCGTACCAACATCAGCCCACGTGGTAAGAGTTTTCATTTCAAATATCTGGAAACCCCTGGTCCCGTTAAAGGCGTTAGCTGTACCTGATGCGATTGTTACAATTTCTGTAGTGTCATCGCAGGCAGAAACGGTCGCCACTTCAAGGGGCGTACCCGTATGCCTTTGCTGGATAACCACAATGTCTGAATCATCAATCCCGGTACAGGAATCAAGAACAAACGTGGTAGCACTTGCGGCCTTACCCTCAGAGCATAAAGCAGTTGTGTTGTCGCCCTGATAGAAGATCAGGTCAGCCGTTGCGGCCCCACCTGTAAAGTTAATTGCATACACCGTTGGGAAACCGCCGCCACTAGGCATAACAATATTGTCCGTTGTATTGCTTGCCGTATAGAGGTTGGCCCCATAAGCTACACTTGCAAAGGCAACAATCAAAATAAGAGTTAAAAGTTTTTTCATTTTCGTACCCCTTCAAAAAATAGTGATATAGCCGGGAACATAACCGGGCTTATGGAAGCCATCATTCTGCCGTGGTCAGCGGCCCCAATACATGATATTAATGCACCTGTAACCATTAAACACCATGCTGTAAATATTGTTCTATGCTTAACAGCCCCGTAGGCTGATATAATCCAGATAAGACCCCATGCCCATAATACAGTTAGCAGGAACGTAGGGAAGTGTTGTAGGTTGTGTGTCATCGTTATACCGACAAAACGGTTTAGATACCAAGCCCCGGCTGTCATATCCTGTATCCGGGGTAACAGATAAACCCCTAGCCCTAGTGCTATAGCAAGTAACCCCTTCCAGTTCTTGAACGGGTTTTGCCATCGTGCTATTAACCACAGGGGCGTAAGAAACAACAGGGTTTCTTTGTTCATCATCCCTACAATAATCACACATAGATATAACCAGTAAAATTCTCTAGCTGTGGCAAGTATCAGCAGGGCCGCACACAGATAAAAGAGTGCGTCTGTACTCCACGGGTTTTGATAAAGGTAAACGTGCCAAAATGTTAATGTACCTATGAAGCCTAAAAGTATTGGCCCGACCCCAACCCCGATGCTTAACAGGGTCCACGCTGATACCGTATAAAATGCCCATAGCCAGGTTAAGGTTAAAAACTCCATCGCATCAGGGGGCGAGGGTATTAGCTTAGTCATTAAGGCTGTCAAGGTGGGTGTTAATGTTCTGTACTTATAGGGCGGTATCATCTTTGCCCAATTGTACCCACCTGACATATACAGATACGCTAAACTATCCGGCGTGTACCTGTATTTGTAAGCGTACCCAAACACCTGATGGTTCACTTCGCAACTGTCAGGATGCTTGCCTTGTACTTCATAATCCATTTGCGTCCATGAAAACCATGTAACACACAACGCAAAGATTATGCTTAATCCCCCTAACCTAACTAACAACCATTTCCTCCATTACCACAATATATTGTACCCCTTCCAGCTGGTGCATCCACAGCATATGGTATGTTAGATTTTAAAAGGGGCAGGGGGGCCGAAGCCCCCAAAACCCCATGAATCTTACCTACCGTAAAAGCCGCTCATGTAAATCATTAGGTTTGCGTCAATGATTGCACCAAGCGGGCTACCAACTGGTCCACAGAAAAGGCCGCTACCGCCACTTGTAAATTCAGCGGCGTCCGTACCTACGTCTGCATACTCCCACAGTATACCTACTTCAAATACCCTATCACCCTTCTTAAAGGCTTTATCTAAGGCTCCGATAGTAGCTACAAGGTCAGTACCGATGGCAGACAATGATTTGATGTCTGCATAAGTTCCGTCTGACCTTTCAATAATAACGACTGCGTTAGTAGCAATCCCCGTAGAAGCGGCAAGCGTGATCTCTGTACCTGCGGCTGCTACGTCTGCGGTGATATATGTTTCATCGCCAGTTCGAGAGTAAACGTTAATGTCATCCGTTGCATTGGTCGCATCGAATTTCCAACCTGCGACACAAACCCTGTAGCCCGACTTTGAGGGAAGGGCTATGTCTGCGTCTGAGTTGTCAAATGCTCCAACAGGAAGGAATCCCTGTGCAATAGCCAAACCAGACAGAGCAACGAAAAGGGCCAGAGCAATAAACAGTATTTTTCTCATTTTATTGTCCTCCCTTATACGCTAACGCCTGAAAGAATGGCAAAATGACTTTCATCAGCTACCTGGAAGCCTAGCCGCAAGTGGGCCATAATCCTAGTTGAGAAATAATCCCCATGTGTGTAGGGGTCTACAATCAACTGCATACCGGCTTTGACGCCCAACAGGCCAGACGAACCAAACGCACCTGAGAAGATAGCAGTATCACTACCCGCCCCAAGTGTTTTGCTGATACGATTATTTTTGACTAACGGAACGCCCCAAACGCTGCCCATGTCGCCGCCGTTTTTGGGATCATAAACATACTGACCCGCACCGTCTTTGACTTTTAAAAGCTCACGCCTAGCAGCGGGGTTACAGAACATGGACAATCCGCCTGGTGTGTTATCTTCTGGTGTCATCAGGTCAACGATATTGTCGAATGACAAGCCACCGGATGCACTAAATGCGTTGGTAACAATAACGTTGTTGCCTTCAAGCCCGCTAATGAGGCCCGCTGTGCCGTCTGCACCTGCTGCACCTGTACCGTGGAACACTTCCCAATCGAAGTATGAAGCCAGTTGTCGGGCCATATCTTCACGGATAAGTTGTTCAATGGCTGGGTCCGCATCTTCCAGAAGCTCGTTGCTGACCTTGGAATAGACACCATGTTTGTAAACGGTCAATGTAACGCTTGACCACGTTTGCGTGGATTCCGTTGTCTGTGTGCTAGTACCAGAGTCGGTTGACTCAGCGATGGTGTATGCCGTAACACCTGTGGAGAGAACAGGAAAAATGATCGCATTGGTTGGAACAGGCACACGTTTAAGATACTGCATCACGTTACTGTCTTTATAAACCAGATCAATAACAATGTTACTGTCCTCATCGGGGGCAAGGATGCCGCCCGCTGTGCTTGTACCAACGATATGATCCTTTTTCTGGTATTCTGCGATGCTCTTTGCGTCACCTTCCCTCAAAGCCTTGGAATACCTCATCAGGTCCAGCATGGGGGTTTCGCTTTTTGGCTTTGGTTCCGGTTTCGGTTCTACATCATCTGTACTTACGGTGTTGGGAATTTTAGGCATAAGTTCTTCAACTGAAGCTTTGATAAAATCCTCCAGCGAGCCTTCAAATCCTTCTGGCAAGAACCATTTACCATCGTCAATCCATCCCTGGATTTTGGTTTTTAGTTCTTGTTCTGTGATCTTCAATTTTTTAGTCCTCCAATATTCCTACTCGTTTGTTGTATTCTCGCCGTATGGCCCGCTTGATTTTGTCTTTCATAACCGAAGCAGCCACGGCGTTTACTTCTGCCTCATCAATTTCTATCTGTGAGGGTTGAGGGTTAAGATCAAGTTCCAGTTCATCGTTTAGGGTTTCGTCTGTAAAATCTACGTCTATATCTTCCACAACTCCGTAGCCCCTAGCCTCTAGCTCTGCTATTAATTTGTCATCCTCAAATGGCTCAAGGTCTACACCGTCATCATCAGGGTAATCGGGTATCTTGTTGTCATCTAACCAATCCCAAAAATCTGATCCGAATATTTCAGTTATCGGTGTTTTCCCTTTTGGGCTATCTTCTGTGGTTTCGGTATCTGTAAGATCCCCTTCCACCTGATCAGTTTCTTCTTTGGTTTCCTCCACTTCCTCAATAGGCTCATCTGCTGTTTCCTCATCATCTTTTACGTCAATAACAAACCCCTCTAAGTGTTGCCATGTATCTGTTATCGGTACGGTATCAAACCCCTTGGCCTGTAGCGTCTGCAAGGCTTCCCTGTTTGCGGGTACGTTTACGGCGGATACCTCGTAAAGTTCCTGCTTTGTAAACTCTGTACCCGTTACCTTTTCGTTTTCATCATCGCCCTCTGTTATCGGTTTCATTACCAATGGCATAAACCCCACCGATGAGGCTTTAAAAATCCCTTCCTCGTAACCTACATAAACCATTTCGGAAAACGGGTTGGCTTTGCCATACTCCACGGGGAAGTACCATTCCTGTAAAAGTTTATTATCATCTACCCATGTTTTCTTAGCTGTAGCGATAGCAGGCTGTGTGTGGTCGTGGCCCCATAAGATAACAGGATTTTTCTTGTATGCTTCTAAGCCCCAACCGTCTGCCCTGATAATATCCCCCATTCTATCAACATCCTCTGTTGAGGCTGTCATCTTAATTATTCTGTCTCCCGCCTTTTCCGCTCTGACCTGGACTCCAAGGGCTAGGAGTTTACCCCCCTTGTCTGTTCTACGTTGTTCGCCGTCTTTATCTCTTAGCGGTACGGCGTGAGTATTTAAAGTAAACATTTCTATACCTCCGGTATGACGGGTATGTGTGTGCATCTACAGTTGCAGTCTTGTTCCGGTACTCCAAACTCGCCCGGGAACATAGCAGAAACACCCGCTACCTCAAATGGTGCATCCATCGGGATATAACCCCGTTCCTCTGAATACTTTGAATCAAGTTCTAGGTGATCTATCCTAGTTGCGGGGTCACGGCTGGATAGCCACGCTTTATATTCAACGCCCGCCTGTTTATACCCGTCAAATGATCCTGCGTTACTTGAGGCTATGGTTTCAGTCCGGGCAATTCTGTCTGTTCGATAATCCCTTGCCTGGTCATAGTATTTGGCAACTCGTTTGCTCAAGTCATCTATGGTTTCACCCTCTGCGATTCCTTTACTGAGCAACGTCCTGATCTCAGATGCGGTTGTTTCGTTGGTCATCCTGGCAAACGTTATAGAGCGGGCTTCTAAATATTCTCTGGCTCTGGGATTGTCCATATCAAACGCTATCCCGCTGCCCGTAAACTCTACTGCGGCAACCCCAGCTTCCTGGTAAATGCCTCTGAGTATAGGCAATCCGTCTGCTTTGAAGTCCTCTACAAATTCCATGATAAGGCTTTCAATGCCATCCAGCCTTACATCTTTTTTGATAGCTGCCGCTACCTTTTTCTTTGACCATCCTGCATAAGCCGATTCTATGGCCTTAAAGGATTGTTCCAGTTTGTCTTGTACGGCAACCTCTTGCTCCGTAAACAGCTTGTGCATAACAGGTCGCCATTGTTTTTCTTGTGCTTCGGTGGCCTTGGCAAACCCTAACCAATGAGCATCTTTCCGTTCATTAGTCCAGAACGCTTTAGTAAATAATTTGATATAGTACGTTTCATCTATCGCTTTGTGAAACCTATCAAACGGCAGAGCAGCCCCGTCCTCAACGCCCCCTGCCAAAGCCAACCCACGGATGTTCTTGGCTTCCCCGTCTATGACGGCAGATGTGGATGAGAGATCATCCGCCGCAAACCCCTTTTCAGGGGGTAGAATGGTAACACCTACGGGTACAAGATTGAACGGTTTATAGCGATCATCGCCTCTGTCTATTGGTTCAAGCCCTAACCTTTCACGGGCTTCATTGTCAGTCATCAATCCATGCTTCACGGCCAGGTCTACGTCTAATCTGATTTCTTCCCGGTCTGTTGGTACAGGGGAATCAAAAGAACCTGTTAGTCCAGGATTGCCGTATATGGGCAACCATTTCTGGTCCATTACAGAATCAACCATAATAAGTAAGGGTTGTATAACTTCTGCGTTCCATGCGGTATCAGCCGCTAACATGGAAGCCTTGTTTGCACTCTCAGAATAACCGACCTTGCTTTTAGGGGTACGGAACGCCCCAAGCACCTTATCCCTTGCAGCCTCATCAAGCTGTGTCAGTTGCAGGTCCGTACCTATCGGGGGGGGTTTCCGCTTTCATCCCTGAATGAAGGATAACCGGGGCCATGTGATCTTTAGCTTGTCTAAACCTGTTCATCCATTCAGACCTAATCATTTCAAGCTGGTTATCCTGCAAGTTTTGGTCTGTGGTCAAAGCATAAGGGAACCATGACCCGTTCTTGAACCAATGCCATTGGTAAGAGTCTACAAACTCGCTGATGTCCATACTCACGCCAGCGGCCCTTAACGGACTCCATGAATCAAACATATTGGACACGTTTGGACGGGAAAAACACAACAACCGTTCAGGCTCCAGTTCTATCTTGCCCTTATCTGAATGGTATACATAGTGTATTTGTCCCGCCTTGTGTTCTATTTTTACCTTGTTTGGCTCCAGGGGCCACACTTCTTTGGGAACACTACGCATGGAATTCGGGTTAACTAGCCCCCCGTCATAAAGATACCAATAAGCACTTCCGGCACTTTGCAGATGTGCAAACAGCAAATACCTCATGTGCCATGCAGGGAACACGGGGTTAGGCTTGTTCCATACATTAAAAAAGGCCGGTATCTTTTCGTCTGGTACTGGTTCCAAATCCCTGTAAAGCCTATAAGGGATACTAGCAGCCCTTGAAGCGATAGCATCAATACAGGCAAAAGCCCAACCAACCACAGAGTCTAAAGCTTCTTTTTCCGATTTCGGCCCCCTTTTACCTGTCGTGAAAAACCCGCCCATATGCGGGGCAAGCCATGAGGGCATTTCTTTTTTCTTCCAATTAATCTTTATTGGGCCTATCTGCATGGGTTACATTCTCCACAATGGAGCATATTGAGGGGCAAAGCCCATTACAAAAGCGTCTGCCCGGTCGGGTGATTTCACCCCCCTTTTTTTCATGTCCTCTTTACGCTCTATTTTGATCCGGCCCTTTGCATCGTAACTGTATTTAGAGGCCGTAAGTTGATATTTAAATCCGTCTGTGTCGCCTTGTGGTTCAAGTGTTATACGGCCCTCTCTTAATGCCTCCCTCGCTTGCCAGTATGATTCTGCACGTTTGTTAAAAAATTCCTCGTTGGTGGCAGATTCTCCGCCATTAAACGGGGTCACGGATATCCCTTTCTTTATTAAAAAATCGGTCCCGCCTCCGCCAACCCCCAAGGGGATAAACTTTCAACATATCGGGCTGACCCCATCGGGTTTACCG